ACCCTCAAGAGGTGCGGGCTGCGGACTCCCCCGTGTTTATCTCCGTCTTCAGATTGAGCAGCTTTTCGCGGTCCACCGTCGCGCCCATCGCCCCAATCCAGCAGTCCGAATCCAGCAGGCCCAGCGCGTAGACCATCTCGGGCACGAGGCGATAGTTCACTGAAAGCATTTCCGCGACATACATGCGGCAGAGCTTTTCCGGCAGCAGTACGCCCTTATGGAAGTGATCCGCCAGCGTGCCCAGTGCCCACGTCGCACGGTCCTCAATGTGTCGCCATTCATCCCGCGTCCGCCGCACTTCCTCGCCCGTCTCGTCGATGTCGTACACCGCAGGCAGCTGCATCACGTTGGGCAGCACGTATTCGTGCCCGTCGCCCATCGGGACAGAGTAGCCCTTGATGTTGTTGGCTCTGGCCAGCCCTTCGGGGTTTGGGTTGCGGTCGTTCTGCGCACCAAGCCAGTAGCCGCCCGGCATCTTCCGCCACGTCTGCCGCGTCGGGTCGTAGACGACAGCGACACCATTTGACGGGTTTCGCGGATCGCCCCAGGTGCAGAATAGCCCCGGCTCGTCGCTCGGCGTGACCGGCGAGGTGAACCACTTTTCATTCCCCGCGATCTTCTCCAGCCCCACCGCTTGGAAGGTGGTCTTGCTCTGGCTCGTCGCGTTCGGGAAGAACAATAGGTAACTGTTCATCGGTCGCCTTTTTGGTGATCGCTGCGGGCAAGTTTGGCCCGCCGAATTCTTTGTGATCTTTCATCACGTCTTTTGGCTTCTCCGGTTGCGTCGTTTCTTCCGCCATGTTCACGCCCCTTACGAAATCGCGGTTGCCAAAGCCTGAGACAAGTTGCCGACGATCTGCGCCGAAATCGTGGTCGTCACGTCGCCCATGCCGCTCACGTTCTGGCCGGTCACGTTCCACGCCCCCGTATTGGCCGAGAACGAAACGTGTTCGGTCGTCGCAAACGCAACGCGACCGCCGCCCGTGGCTGCCACCTTTTGCAGGTAGACCACAACGCCTGTCCCCGAGAACGCAGAAATGATCGAATCCAGCGTCGAAATCATGGCGGGATTGAGAACTTCGATTTCAATCGTCGGCGTCCGCTGCGTGATCGAGACCTGTGTTTGAAAAATCGCCCCGCTGGCCCGCGATCCGCTTTCGACCTTCAGGCCGGAATTAATCGTTACCTTCGTGACACCAGCGACCGCAGTGCCGTTCGCGTAGACCGGCCCGAGAGCAAGCCGCGAGTTGATCGCAGGCGACCCGGCGAGGCTTTGCGAGGTGTTTTCGGTAATCGGTGCCGTGTAGCCGGGCGAAGCCCCACCAGACAGGGGAATCAGTTCCAGCGTGCCTTCGGCCCCGTCCGCCGCATCCTGTGAGGCACTGATTGAAGTCCAGTACAGGAACCCGTCCGTGCCGTTGAGCGTGACGTGGTTCGTGCTGCTGGCAAACGTGCCGCCCGCCAGACGCTTTTGGTACTGCACTTCCCACGCCCCAGCCGCGACCGACTGGCCCGCCGTCAGCGTGCAGGTCGAAAGAACGGTCTGGATGTCGCCAGTCGTGATCGTGATTTTCGGGTCGGCGTAGTTGGCCGCGATCAGGGCAGCAGTCACCGCACCGCCGGGGATCGCGATCATGTTGGTTACGCCCGAGTTATACGCGACGGACCGCACGTCATTGATGGTCGTGGTGTCAAACGAACACGGGTAGGAACCGTGGCGAAGTGGCGTACTCATTAGTTCCCCTTGGCTCGTTTACGAATTCGACCGCCCGAGGCGATGTGCTTATTGACCAAACCGACGTAGTAATCCCGGCGAATCGTCGCCAACGTGTTGATTTCCGTCTGGCTGATGGCCTCCAGTTCGGCCACCCGTCGCATCATTTCGACCTGTCCAGCAACCGCCCGCAGCTTCATTCCGGGACGGATTCGGAACCGACCTGTCCCGCCAGTCAACGGCACCTTCATCGTCAAGCGTGCCCCCTTCGGCGTTGACCTGATCTGCCTGTTTTGCAGCATCTCCCGCCGCGTGTTGCCTGTGAACACGTTGGGTAAAGCGTGGTTGTAAATCCGGTGTTTTCGCTTGGCGTACTTCGCCGTTCGTCGGTCCAGCTTGTAGTTTGAGTAGCCGACCATCTTGAAATGGTCCGGCATGTGTTTCTTGTGGTGGTAGTCCGCCGCGTACTCGTTGGCAGACCGCAAGGCCCGATTGTGTTCGCGGATGAACAATCGCGGATCAGGAACAATCAACTCAGCTTTGACGTAGCCCATGTCACACCCAGCGGCAGAGGATGGCACAGGTGAAGTATTGCGCAGCCGGGTCGCCAGCCTGCTCTTGAACCAGATACGGCGACTCGGCTTGAGAGATCGCGGTTAAGTTCCAGTAGTTCGACCCGTCACCCTTCGACGTGTTCGAGTTCGTCTGCATCTGGTCCATGATGTCGTCAACGTCGCCCGCAAACGCGAGCCACTTTGTTTTGTCGGTTGTCGGCACCGAGTAGTAGGATTCCGGCACCTCGATTGTGAGCATCAGGCTACCGCCAGCGCTCAGCCGGATTTGTTCTTCCCACTCTGTGCCAGTCCCGCCGTCAATCAGTGCCCAAGGTCTGGCATCGCTCGATAGCGGATACGGGTAGTGAATGAACGCCAGAGCAGCCGTCGCGTTTGCAGCCCCGGTGATCGTGCGGAACTTGGCAGACGAAGCCACTAGCCCGCCCAGCCCCTGGTATGAATTGACGATCCGGCCCACGGCTTAGACCCCCATCGGTCGGGCACGTCGCTGTTTGCTTTGGTCGATGCGGCGGACAGTCACGACCTTCAACCCGTCGTGCGCGTCCGTACATGCCACCGTTTCCCAACGGTCTCCAGACACGAGCCATTGATCCGCCCGCGTGACAGATTGAGACGCAGCGACCTGTAGGCTTTTCATTCGCACCACGTCCACACCATGCGACTGCTGGAGTTCCATCCCGCCATCGTCAAGGTCGTTGACGATGGCGGTGACGGAAGTTCCGTTGCCTGTGCCGTTCGCGTAGTAGGTGACGCTGTCGCCCTGATAAGCGAGCATTTGCGCGCCCCCAGAGGCAGCGAAATCACTACTGAACGACGACATGGTTTATTGCTCCGAAAAGCGAGCGGTGAACTGGTCGATTTCAATTGAGGCGGTCGCCGTGCTGCTCGTCTTCTCCAGGTGCACAAGCAAGCCAAGAGGGCCAGTCGCCGCCGCGATGTTGAACGTCGTGCCCGACAGCACCCGTACGCCGTCGATGTACAGAGCCGCAGCAGCCGGATTGCGCAGGTCAATCCAGAACTCCAGCCGGTTGGCGACCGCAGAGCCTTCCGTCGCGTTGACCGTGGTATCGGTCGCGGCCACTTCGGTCGTGCCGTCGTCCGACTCCGCGAAAATATCCAGCGCCCCACCGTCGATGTGGAAAAAGATCGACTCAGCAATCGCGTCGGCGTCCGTCGTCGAGGTGGCGTTGGCGACCCCAATGTTGAAGTCCACCGCCGAAGTCGTACCATTGGTCGGAATTCGCAACCGGGCTTCAACAATCGCATTGGCCGACAACGCGAACCGGTCTACCGACAGCATGTCGATACACTGGGCTTCGTTTGTCGCCGTCAGGTCGATGCGGTGCATGTTTCCGCAAACCTTCGGAAATCCGAACCCGCCAACGGCCTGCGTCCCCGTTGGCACCGGGCGAAACGAACTGTGAGCAAGGCTCAAGTCGTAGTCCCACTCGGGCGCATTCAGATTGACCCGCGCCACCACATCAGCCGAAGCCGCATCACCGACAGCCCGCCCGATGTAGAAGTCCCGGTCGTTGACCTTGCGGAACGTGGCAGCGTTCGCGCTGTGGTCCCAATACACCCGCCCGCCGTCCAGAAACACGACGCCCGAGGTCTTGGTGACGAGGAACTGGCCACAGTCATAGAACGCCACCCGGTCGCCAGACTCCGGGGTAGCCAGCCCAGAAAGAACACCAGCACGCCCGCCGGGCAACTGCTGAACTTCACCGCTCCCGGCAGCAGCCGCGAGATAGATTTTGCGCTCGTCGTCGGTATCAATCAAAGCCGCGTCAGCCATTGTATGAACCCCTTTGTAATTGAATTGCGAGAAGAATCAGCCGGGGCAGCACACGCCACCCCGGCGTTGTTCAAACCGACACTACGCGCCAGCCGACTTGTACAGGCCCTTGTGGTCGATGGCTTTCACACCGATGTCGAGAACAATGTCCCAGCCGATGCCGTACTGGCCCTGGTCCAGATTGAACCGGCGAATCTGAGGAGCGCGGCCCGTCCCCGACAGGTAGCCCACGCGGACGGTGCGACCCGGTTCCGAGGCAAGGAACCAATTGGTAGCGGTCCCGGTGTAGGCCGTTTCGGTGGCCGGATCGACAACACCCCCGGCATTCAGCCGGTTATCCATCACCAACTCGATACCCAGACCGTTCAGCGTGTTCGCGTTGCCGCGCTCGGTCACGCTGCCAGCCGTGCCCGCGATGACGATTCCGGTCGACTGCAGAAGTTCACGAGCGGTGAACATCAGATCGGACGGAATCAGCATGTAACGCGGCTTAATGTTGAGTTGCTTCACGCCGCCAGCCGGGTCGTACTTCACGACCTTCGCCATCGAGGTGATCCCGGTCTTGAGCGACGAAGCCGACAGAGCCGAGCTACCACCCGTAGCCAAGTTCGCGTGCCCCGTGCCGGTCGCCGTCTGGGCCGTCGCGTTGAACAACGCCCCACCCGTCGCCGAAATCGTTGGGTTGGCCAGCAACAGAGCGTAGACCAGATCGGGACGCAGGTTGCGAGCCGTCTGCCCGTACTCGGTCGGCAGCGCGTTGAAGAAGCCCAAGTTCTCGTCGATGATGTCCTGCTCGTCGATCACCATCTGCTGCGCGTAGCGGGCGATCTTGTACTGCTCGCGCTTGTCGTCGGTCTGGCCGTGTTCAGCCGTCCCGCCGCGAGGCAGTTTCCGCATCCGCGTGACCGAACCCGGAGTAATGATGTCGTTCGTTTTGAAGTTCGGCACGTCTTCTTCCGAACACCAAACCGTGGTGTCGTCCGTTTCCTGGTAGGCCGCGAGCAGCTTGGCCTGCATCGAGGTCGTGAAGACGTAGGACAGCGTCGAACCCGACACCGCCGCACGGATGTAACTCAGATTTCCAGCCGGGTCGCTGTTGTTGTGAGGATCACGGGCACAGTCGATCCGGGCGCACTCGCGAACCATCTCCATCAGCGAGTAGCCCGCGTAGCGTTCCGCCGTGTTGGCGACCTGCTCCCGCGTGGCTTCCGGCTGCGCGTTGAAGTCGTACGTCCCGCACCGCTGTTGCAGGGCAGCCACGAGAACGTCTTTCGTCAGGTCGGCTTCCTTGCTGCGGACGTGACCCGCCGGGGCTTCGCCAGCCGATTTCGCGGTCTTGGCGCGGACATGCTCCAGAGCGGTCGCCGTGAACCGGGCCGTATCCCAACCCTCGGTGATCGAGCGGTTGACCACGTCCTCGGGAACGTCCTTCCCGGCGATCTTGCGAATCTCGGCAATCCGGCTGCGTTCCGACTCGACGGCCTTGCGGGCCACTTCAACCGGATCAACGCCTTCCCGCGTGACGGTGAACGTCGCCGGGGCAGCCGTGCTGCTGACATTGGTGGACACTTCCGAGCGAACCGCCGTCTCGCCAGCGGTCTGCTCAACGGCAGTTTCTTCGGCCATGTTCCCATCTCCTGTGGTGGTGGTTGCGTCGGCGCGAAACTTAGCTGCCTGGTCCGCGCCAACGGGAACCAAGCTCACTTCTCGAATCGTGTAAGAGGTCGTGACCCGCAGAGGTCGCGAGTCTGTGCGATATTCCCGCCCATTGACCATCCGGGCCGAGTTCGCGGGGATGTCTTCCGAGTTGTTCACTCGGTAGCCGATAGACACGTCTGTAAGGTGCCCTTGCCGCAGCAAGTCCCAAGCGCGGTTTCCAGCGTCCGTCTCGGCAAACGCCACCCGCCCGACAACCCGATTGCCTTCCAGCCGAATATCCCGCACCGATCCGCGAATGTTGTCGGTCGATGTCGTGTTGTGACCGTCGATCAACGGCAATTGCGTACCGAACTGCGCTCCATCAGCCCGTAGCACTTCCTCGACGACACCTTTGCCGCTGCGAACCATCGCCGGAGTTTCAGTCGATAGCACCGCCTCGACGGAGCGGGTCGCCTCGTCAATCGTGCCCGGCGTCAGCGTCATCGCGCGGGTTGTGATTTCGCAGGTCATCGCGTGGCCCCCTCTTCCATGCGGGCTTCAATCTGTTCGGTGATCCAGCGCTGTTGAGCAGGCGTCAGCGGTTGAGCGGCAGGAACGGTAGGCACTGGCACAGCCTCAAGGCCCAGTTCCTTTAGCAGTTCCTTTTCTCGGGCCTGCTGACGAAGCACCTGCTCCCAATCTTTTCCGCCCGTTGCGCACACATCCGCGAGCGTTGTTGTCTTGTTCGCCAATTGTTTTTCCGCCGCGTCGGCTTCCTTGCTCGGATCAACGTGTGGCATTGCTTCCCACGTCCAGCGCTTGTCGTAGGAGTCCGGCACCGTCACGCCATCAACCAAGCTGGCTTCCCGCATCACGCGATCCGCCAAGCGGTTTAACGCAGTTCGGGCAAGCCACCGCTGGCACGACCCGACACCACGCGAAAACAACTGGCCGTCAAATCGGGCTGACGAGTAGTTGTGGTTCGACGAATCCAGCCGAACCATCATCAGCGGCATATTGACCGGACGACCAATTTCCCGCAGTTTCTCGGAGCGGTAGTCTGAGTATTGCGCGGCAGGCTGTTGGGACTGCATCTGCGCAGCCTTCCAGCCCGGCGGAAGCGTGCGAATAGTCCGGCGTTCAATCGAGGTCGATTCATTGACGGCGACGTAAGTTGCGTCTTGGTGGTCGGTGTACAGCAGAACGGCCATATCAGCCGCCGCCCGCGCCGCGTCCATAACCTGCTCGTCATAGCAACGCAGGTCCGCACACGTTTGCAGCACCGGAGCAAGCCACGGGATTCCGCGAATCTGGCCCGGCTCGCGATGCTTGAAGCCGTGAATCACGGAATCAGCTTGGTACTCAGTGACTTCGCCGGTCGCTGCGATGGCGTTTTCGGCTGACAGGAACGACTCGATAAAGTAGGAAACCGGCTTGCCCAGCGCGTCCCGCTTGATCCCGTCGCGTTGCAACGGACTGACCGCACCAAACAATGGGGCTTTGAGTCGGCGAGGGTGTACGTCCTGTAAACGCAGCGTGATCGGCTGACCTTCGTCAGCCACCAGCAGCGAAACAAACTCGCCGCAGGTCCACAGGCTGCGAACCCATTGCCGCATGATGTCCACGCCAGACAACACGCCATTTACGTCCGGGCTTTCCCACCACTTCGCCCAAGCTTGTTCGGCCCACTCGTTAAACTCCGTGTCGTCGGATTGGACCTGAAGCGACGGCCCGTCGATCCCGACGACCGAGGCAACGTAGGTTTCGATCATGCCCTCGACGAACGGATTGCGTTCCGCTTCGTCAATCGCGCGGTCCCGCAGCGTCGAGGCGTCGAGCGCGATCTTGTCATTGATGTGCTGGCCGCGAGCCTGCGACCACTGCGACTCGTTAAGCCTGGTCGTTTTGGCCGCATCCCAAGCGCGGGAAGCGTAGCTGCCAAAAATCGCGCGGCGAATAGAAGACCAGACACCCATCAGTATGACGAAAGCTCCGAGGGGTTGACGTAGTTCACCTTCTGAATCTGCATGATCCCAGCCGAGTTCCCCAGCCCCGTGGATGCAGATTGCAGCTTGCGAACCTGATTGATAAACGCCTCAACGCCAGCAGTCCGCCACCGCATTTCGCCAGACCCGTGCCGTGAGTCCGGCAGGATCGCCATCAGCCCCAGAGCCTTGGTCGCGTACGAAATAGCCGCGCCGTAATCGCCCGTGCCCATGTAGGCAACGGCAGCATCCATCGCGGTGTTGATGTCGGCAACGCTCATGACCTAAGTTTCGCAGGAAACTCAGGGAGCGATAGAGGCGCAGGCGTGTATCGTTACAGAGTCTGTAACGGTATTTCTGCTACTCCTCGACGGATTGGAAGTTCTTCTGGCAGTCGCCGCACTTGTGCCAGCGAATAGTTCCGCGTGTTGTTGTGGTGCGGACATTCTTTGATCCGCATCCGGGACACCGCATGCGAATATACTTCACCACGCTTTTCGGTGGCGCAATCTTCTCGACTACCTTCGCGGTGTAGATCACCCCGCAGTTCGCGCACCGCAGCCGCTCGACGGCTTCGCCCCACCAGCGGCTTTCAGACACGACCTGGCTATCTTCGCATCCGCAGGCAGTGCAGGCTGCTCCGGTCACGCGCTCCATGTCACCGCCTTGTTTGGGATGCGAACCAGCCGGTGACAGGTGCAGCAGAATTTCCGGGCGTGTCTGCGTCGTTATCATTCAGCTTTACCCCCGCGTGACACCCGGCAACGGTCGCAAGAATCGTCGAGTCGAACCAGTGATTAGGCCGCTTGTGCTTATTGATCCACCGAACCACCTCGCCGCGCCGCCGGTCGATTTCGTATTGCTTCTCTTCGGCGGTCTGATGTTTGGCGAACGCAAGATGCGTGTTGGCCTCGCCCGACTGAAACAGCGTGATTGCCCCGGCCCCAGCTTGGCCGCACTGGTAGCCCTCGTGCAGTCGGCTTTTCCAGTGGTCCGCGTCCACCTCGACCAGCTTCACCCCGCCAGTTGAGGCCAGCCGCTCGACGTGATAGCCCTCGCCGATGTGCGCCGTGTGCCGCCCGGTCGCCGTTGGTCGGCTGTATTCGGTCGTCGAAAAACCCTTAGTCGGATAAAGCCGCGACGGGTTGTTTTTGCAGAAGGCGTAGATCAGTTCCGGGCGATATCCCGAGTCGATGAAAACGAACTGCGCCCCGATTGACGACTCACCCTTCCGCCAGCCGCCTTCCCAGGTCTCGGCCAGTTCGGCCAGCGCACCAGGAATCCCCACATCTTCGCCGCGTTGCGATGCGTACGTCTCGACAATCCCGTAGTCGATAACTTGCCCGCGACCCTGTGCCCGCCACGCCACCGCCGTCCAGTGAATCATGTGCTTGCCGATGTCGATTCCCATTGTGACGGTATCGCAATCACTCGGAACGTAGCCCCGGCCCGGATGCTGCATCCGCTCAGCCAGCGAGCGAGCGTCGAGCGACACCAGCGCCTCGATACTCGGCTTCGGCGGAACAGCCCAAACGAACTGGCACAACTCCCGCTCCGTCGCTTCCTCGTTCTCGGCCTTCGTCGCCCGCCACTCTGCCGCCCCGATCTCCGCAGCCGACCGGAAGAAATTGTTCGGCGCGGCGTAGCGGTAGCCCAAGGTAAACGTGCGCGGCGGATCACCGACCACGTTGCCCGACTCGTCTACCGTCTGGTCTCCGTGCAGTAGCTTGGCGTCGCGATGCGCGCCTAACCGTTCCGCTTCGCTCCACATCTCGCCGCAGTCCGGGCAGTAGTACGCAGACCGTTCGTAGGCTTGCATCTCGTCTGCCGCCCCTTGGTGTCCAATCAGGCTGTCCCGGCCCGGCGTAACCCACTTCAGACAGTGCGGACAATGCAACGCGATCCGCGAGTTACTGCCGTTTTGCAACTCCTGCCACGTTCGGCCCAGTTCGGTTGAGACAGTACATTCGAGGAAAATTCTCGCACGCTCTCCGAAAGATGCCGTTCGGGCTTCCAGTTGCCGTAGCGGGTCGGCTTCCCGGCTCGAATCACCAGCCTCGTCCA